GAAGCGCATCAGACAAAGCCCGATACGGTGGTAGATGGAATCGGGTACTTCTTGACACTTGCCATGATTCGAGAAGAACGCGCTCGCAGGGAGTCTTGATTACCTAACCCCAGTATGATATACTTCCCTTACACGAAAGGGGTACAAATGGCTAGAGCAGTCGAAAGCGCAAAACCTTGCTTTAAGTGCGGGCGTCAAGTCGTCAAATGCGAATCTAAAAGCGGTAAATTTTATGTCGCTAATATCGTAATCGTGAACAGCCAATACGCTGATTACACAGACCGAGGCAAGGCTATTTACCCAGCCCACAATTGTGATGAGAACGAAATTGTCTCCTACCAAGATTCTTTAAAACGCCAGTTAGAAAACGGCGCGATTATCAAGGGTCAGAAAGTGGTAGTGGTCAAGGGTCGTAAAGTTGCCAAAGGAACTGAGGGAGAAATCTTTTGGCTTGGTTACGAAACTTGGAATGGCGAGTCCATCTTAAAGCGAGTTGGAATCGTTGTTGAATCAGGAGAAAAGTTCTTTGTTAGTTCAGATTATGTTGTAGCAAAGGTCTTAGTCTGATAGTTTAATTTACGAAGAAGCCCTTGGACGACGGGGAAAAGTCCAAGGGTTTTTTCATGCCCAAAAATCATGCTGATACACTTTGCTTACTGTGCGCTAGTCGCCCCATCTTTATCGTTTTACTTCGTGTCCAAGTGACCTAAACGGTCATTTGGGGCTACCCATATGCCGTTACGAAGGAGATTTAGATGGCAAGTTATCGAGTTTTAAAAGGTATTGATTACCCACCTAATAAGCGGGCTGAAGAAGGTCAGACAGTTAGCGACCTACCAGCCACATCAATTTCATGGCTCCTTGAAATCGGCGCTATCGAAGATGCAAGCAAGCCAGCAAAGAAAATTGAAGAGCCAAAGGTTGAAGAAACCAAGGTCGAAGAAGTAATTGAAACTCCTGTTGTTGAGGAAACTCCAGCAGTTGAAGAAACCCCCGCTGAAGAGGAAGATAAATAATGCCTACATTTCGCCATGGTAAAAACATTGCAGTATTCGTAGATGAATACGATTTTTCAACATATTTTACAGATTTAACGGCAGCAGACAAAGTAGATACTGCCGATATTACAGCGTTTGGTGCCGCTGGTAAGGCATACATTGTTGGAAACCAAGATGGAACAGTCAGCCTTTCAGGATTTTTTGAGTCCACGGTATCAACTGGAACCGACCAGTATTTTGCTGGAGTAAAAGGAAGCACAACAAAACAAAAGTTAATTGTTGCCCTTGAGGGACACTCACTAGGAACCCGCGCAATCATGCTTCAGGCTGACGCTAGTTCATATCAAGTAAGCGCTTCAGTTGGAGATGCAATCAAAACTTCAGCAGAATTTCAGGCTTCAGAAAGCGTGGACCATGGTGCAATTCTTTCATCAGGTTCAGCAATCTCTTCAACAAGCAATGGAACAGGTGTTGATAACGGAGCGGCTTCAACCAACGGCGGAGTTGCTTTTATTTCAGTTCCAACAAATACAAGAAACGGCACAATAATTGCAAAAGTTCAGTCATCTGCGGATAACTCAACATTTGCAGATTTAGTTACATTTGCAACCGTTTCTTCTACTACAAAAACATCAGAAAGAATTCTTGTTGCTGCTGGAACAGCAGTTCCAAGATACCTACGAGTGTCCTATACAGTCGCAGGTTCAACAGGTTCAGCCACACCAACCGTGGCTTTCGCTAGGAGGTAATAAAAATGCCAACTTTCCGCCATGGTAAAGCAACGGTATTCAAGTTAGATAACGCGTCTGCAACACTAACAGACATTTCAAACACACTTACAGATGTGTCATTCCCTGCAAAGGTAGACACGGCTGAGGTAACGGCTTTCGGCGCGAGCGCGAAGTCATATGTGGTCGGTTTGACCGATGGCACCATTTCAATTTCAGGAACCTTCGATGCAACAGTAGATGCACTATTTGCTGGCGTAGTTGGTTTTGCAACAGCACTCAACTGGAATTATGGTCCAGAAGGCTCAACGGCTGGTTTTGTCAAATACACAGGCACAGGCTTTGTGACTTCATACCAGAAGAGCGGTACTGTTGGAGATGTTGTTAAGTACACAGCGGATATTCAGGTAACTGGCGCTGTTACACGCACAACTTTCTAATATAACCTAATATATCGTGACCAACCTAGTGTCCAAGGAGAATAAAGTGAGTCTACGCGAAACAATTTTCGGTGCAGATGATATTACGAAAGAATTAGTAGAAGTCCCCGAGTGGGGCGTTACTGTAGAAATTCGTTCTATGACCGCTGCCGAACGAGCAGGATTAACTGAAGCATCTACAGCAGGTAACGCAAACAAAATAGACATCTCATTAATGTATGCACTTTGCGTTATTGCAACTGTCTACGACCCAGAATCAGGATTGCCTGTATTTAAAAAAGGTGACGAAGCGGCAATTCTTTCCAAGAGCGGTTCAGTCATTGAACGCCTTGCAACAAAAGCCATGGGTTCATCTGGATTTACTGATACAGCGGTAGACGAGGCGGCTAATCGATTTCCACAAGAATCCTGAGCGTAGGTTTCTTTTCGAACTAGCGGAAAAATTAGGTAGGACGGTGGGCGAACTTCTTTATGGGAGTCCCGCTCACCGCCCCCTATCAAGTAAAGAATTAACAGAGTGGGCAGCAGTCTGGGCTATTCGCGCAGACGAACATGAAGAAGCGAATAGAAAGGCGAGATAATGGCTGATACTCCAACTATGGAAGTCCGCGCTCGCCTGACCGCTGACTCTGCCCAATTTGTGCAAGGCATGAATAATGCAACCGCGGCAGCAAATCAATTAACTTCAACCGCATCTCGCGTAAATCAAGCAATGACTGGTATCAGTATTGCTGCTGCGGCGGGCATGGGTGGATTAATCGCCCTCGGTGTTCAATCATTTATGGCTGCAGCCAGAGTTCAAGAATTAGATATTGCAATCAATGCCGTTGGAAAATCAACGGGTCTTGGCTATGACGCAATTAATGCCGCTGCTCATGGAATTAAAGACATGGGTATTGAAATGGCGGTTGCTCAACGCTCCGCTTTGATGTTTGCCCAAAACAATTTAAAATTGGCTGATGCTTCTAAATTAGCGCGTACTGCTCAAGACCTTGCTGTTTTATCGGGTAAGAACTCAACAGAAGAATTTCAACTTTTAACTTACGCTGTAATGACTCAGCGTTCTGAACTTTTTAAATCTGCTGGAGTCAATGGAAGTGTTCAAGGCGCTTATCAAAAAATGGCGCAAACTTTGGGCATATCAACTAAGCAATTGACGGCTGCTCAAAAAGTTCAGGCTGCAATGAATATGGCTCTTGAAGAGGGGGCTAAAGTTGCTGGAACATATGAAGCGGCAATGACAAGCCCTGGAAAAGTTCTTCGTTCTTTTGCTCGCTTAAACGATAATTTATTAGTTGCAGTTGGAGATGCTTTGCTTAAAGGCATCGGTCCAATGATTGTTGGTTTTTATAATTTTGAAAAATCCATTGTTAAGGTAATGGAAGGAACGGGTGCTTTCCACGATGTTATTACTGCTTTAACTGCTGTCATGGTTCATATTTTTACCCCTATTACAAATTTTGTTACAGGACTTACGAGTATTGTAGAAAATATGGATAAAGCCAAAATTAATGTTGATGGTTTGGCGCAAAAATTAAATGCAATTTTACCTATTTTGCTTGCAGTAGGTGCTGGATTTGCAACTGCGGGTGGAGCGGCTATTTTTAAAATGGTACCCGTCTTAGGAACAATACTTGGAGCCTTAAACCCAGTTGGTGTTGGCTTAACTGTCCTAGCATTAACCTCATCTAAAGTAAGAGATGCTTTTATAAATTTAGGCAAGGCTTTACTCCCAGTTATCGAAGTTGCTAAAAAAGTTGGTTTTACAATATTGAATGTTATGGGATATGCCGTAGGAGCGGTATCAAAAATCATCAATGGTTTGACCGTAGTGGTAAGTGCTGCTATTGGATTTATAACCAGGTACAGCGGAGTTTTTAAAGCGCTAGGTATATTTTTGGCTGCATTTGCTGGAACTGTTGTTCTTGTTCGTACAGGGATAGCCGCATTAACAGCAATTAAAGCAGCATGGGCTTTTATAACTGGAATTGTAGAAATCGCTCAAGCATCTCTGAGCGGTGTTATGTTCGCTGAAATGGGCGTTGTTGATGGTTTGACGGGTTCTGTTGTTGCACTTGATGCCGCTTTTGGTGTTCTTACTTTGCCAATCATTGGAGTAATTGCTGCTGTTGTTGCGGCGGCGGGAGCCATTATTTATTTCTACAACACAAATGAAACTGCCCGCAAACTTATTACCATGGTGTTTAATGCAATTGTTCATACAATCGGTGAGGCTTTAGCGCGTGTAGTTGAATTTATTGGCACAGTTTTACAAGCAATCGGCGCATTTATTGATTCACAAAAAATGCTAGCAAGAATTGTTGCAACAATTTTTGATTTTATTGTTAGATTTATTGGCGGGGCAATAAATTTTGTTCTTGTTATTTTTGCAAATATGTTAAAAGGTATTGCTACTCTAATTCATTGGTTTGGGATTGCCAAAGAATTTATTGCTGATGTTTGGTCCGTTATTGTAAAAGTTATTGCTTCGGCATGGGATGCAATTGGAGGTGTTATCAACGCTGTTGGTAATGGCATATCAAAATTCATTCAATTTGTAAAAAACGGAATTGCAAGTTTAATTGATTTTATTACTCCTGCCGCATCTGCTATTGACAAAGTTTTACATACAGGGTTAGCAGATGGTCTAAGAAGCGCATCCGCTGCGTTAAGAGGGGCTTCTGGTTCAGCAGAAGTTATGTCTACGGTTTTAACCGACGGCGCCAAAATTGCAGCGGATTACGGAAAAAAGAATACAGATGTTTTAACCGCAAGCGGTATAAAATTGGCAGAATTAACAAAATCATGGGGAAATTACACTTCTGGTGCAGAAGGGGCATTATCAACTGTTGCAAATGCTTTGGCAACGGCTGGAGAATCTATTGTTAAATTTGCAGGAAATGTAGACGGTTTAAAGGCTATAGATGCAATAAGTAATGGTGCATCAAAGGCTGGCAATTTTATTGTTGGACTTGCTTCAGGCATTAGGTCAATGACCAGCGGAGATATCCTTGGTAACATGATTGACGGCACCCAAGAATTAGTAGCAAGCCTTAAAGAAACTGTTGGTTTTGGCGACATTCTTGATTCTCTTAAGAAAAAATTTGAAGGAAATCCAGCAAATCCAAATAGCACCGCTGCCGATGCTTTGGGAAAAAACACCGCTGCTGACATTAAAAACAAAGCCGACCAAATGCAAAAAATACGCGATGCAATGACTGCTGGGCTTGACTCAATCAGAAAAGTCATGGATGACTTGCAACAGGCTGCAAAAGATTTTGCTAATAGCCTTAAAGACACCATCGTAGGATTTGCTGGACTCAAGGGAGTAGAACTTCCTGACGGTTTTATCCCACAGGCTAAATCTCTTATTGAAAATATGCAGATGAAGTTAAATAAGGCTACTCAATTTTCTTCACAAATTGCTCAACTACAGGCTATGAATCTTGATGCTGGAGCGCTCAAGCAAATTATTGAGGCTGGACCAATCCAAGGCGCTCAGTTAGCGGCTTCTATTCTTGGTGGCGGTCAAGAGGCGGTAGACCAAGTAAGTAGTTTGCAAAAGGCTATTGAGTTTGCTGGAGCAACAATTGGAAATCAAGGCATGGTTGCCGCTGGCTACCCAGCAATGATTGATAAAGCACAGGCTAAATATAATTCAATTGCCAGCGCTGACCTTGCTGTTGGCGGCAAGGGAACAACTGTAAATATTACCGAAGGCGCATTTAAAATTTCAATTGATACTTCAAAGGCTACAACTCCAGATGAAGCAACTCAAATAGTTACAGACGCAATCAATAATGCGTTTGCAACTCTTGGAAAAGAATTGGCGGCTAAGTAATGGCTACATATGTTTTGCGCCCAAATGCTAACTGGAATAACAACAGCGCTTTCACGATTTCTGGTGGAGCCGCTACTCACTATGCAGCGCTGGCAGATGACAGCGATTCAACTTACATCACCCGTACTAGCACAACTGTCCCTGCAGCCTACGAAATGGAATTGGGAACTACAACTTTGGCTGCCACCGAAAAGGTGGTATCTGTAAACCTTCGCGCTAAATTTAATGTTGGAACAAATGGCATTGCTCAATTAAGTCTTGGCGTAATTACTGACCGCAATGGTCGCACCGTTTATTACTCAGTTCCTTTTACAAAACAAAAAACATTTGCTACTGCTACAGCCGATGCTTCTCTTTATTTGACTACTGCTCCAGACGGTTCAGCCTGGTCACAAACACTCCTAGATAATCTGGTAGTTAAATTTCAAGATGGTGCTACAGCCTCGGGTGACCGCGCTCAGTTACTCGAAGTCTATGTAGATGTATTAACTACAGCCCAACCAACTACTACGGTTACCGCGCCTAGCGGGACCATCACAGATACATCTTTCCCAGCGGTGACTTGGACTTACGCTGATACTGATGGTGATGTTCAATCAGCATACGAAATTAAAATATTTAGTTCTGCTCAATACAGCGCTTCAGGATTTAGTGCTGATACTTCCACGGCAATTTTAGATACAGGTATCATTATTTCCACAAACAATGGTCAATCTCTTGAGGTTGATTTGCCAAACAGCACTACTTACCGCGCTTATGTTAAGACTGCTCAATTGGTCAATGGTGTAAATTATTTTAGCAATTGGGCTTATAGCCAATTCACCATGGGAATTGATTCTCCAGCATCTCCCAGCATCTCTGCATTTTACGACTCAACTAATGGCTCAATTGCCGTAACTGTTTATGGTCGCACAAATACGCTAACAACAAACCAGGCTTCTCTTGAAACTGATACGGCTGGATGGCAGGTATCTTCTAATTGTTCAATAACCCGTTCTACCGCAGAGGCTAGTTCTGGCAGCGCATCTCTATCTTTAACTGCTACCGCAATTGGAACAATGGCTGCTAACACTTCCACTTATGTGCCAGTAACTCCAAACTTAGATTTTTCTGCTACCGCTGAATTTAAAGCGGCTGCGACCGCTCGTTCTTGTTCTGTCGGTATTGAGTGGTACACATCAGCGCTTGTATCTATTAGCACTACATATGGAACCGCTTCAAATGATTCAACTTCTGCGTGGAGTCAAAAAACTGTTACAGCAACAGCACCCGCAACAGCGGCATATGCTGAAGTTTATGTGCGGGTTGCGTCTGCCATAGCAAGCGAAGTCCATTATGTTGATAAAATTGCTTTTCACTCGGGAGCATCACCTACATGGACCAAAGGTGGTTTTTCTAATTTTGTTTTCAATGTTGAACGAAGCGATGATAATGGTGTGACTTATTCTGCAATCAGAAACAGTCCAGTAACCGCTAATTCATCCCAAGTTGCTCAATTAAATGATTACGAAGTTCCCCTCGATGCAATTGTTTACTATCGGGCTAAAGCACAGGCGGTTGGATAATGGCTATTCTTTCATCTGGATATACAACTTCAGCACCAGTTCAAGTTCTTAACCCTGGCTATTGGTCATTTGTTGCTCCTCAAAGCCCAAGTATTAAAGTAGACGATATTGCTGTTCAACAACCCATGACATCTAACATTGTGGAGTCTTACGGAAGTTTTAAACCTCTTGGCGCCGCAAAAACTATTGTTGTCGCTGGAAGCATTTATGGCGTTGATGGTAGTTATGAAATTACTGTGCAAGGTGAAACAGCCTGGGCAGCCCTCTTGCCAGTTATTTCTTACCAGGGGGTCCTTCATGTGCATGACCCTCTAGGTCGTCAAAAATATGTTCGCCTTGTTGATAGAAGTTTTGTTGAATCAGGACCGCTTTCTAATCTGATTAGAACAGTTAAGGTCAATTACTACGAAGTAGATGCTCCGTAATGTATCCAGTATCGGACGCTTTTTTAGCCGCAGTCCGTCAATCTCATATCAGCATGGTAAAGGTTGAGATTTACGACATTGCAAATAATGAAGTAATTAGCACGGCATCCCCAATTGATGGTGAGGTGACTATTGATAATCGTCGTTCAATTCGCCGCCAATGTTCATTAACTTTTGTTGATAACGATGGAACTTTACTACCTAAAAACAATCGTTCGGCTATTTTTCTCCCATACAACAGAGAACTCCGCATATATCGAGGAGTTCAATTTGCTGATGGAACGGAGGAATTAG